TTAGGTAGTTATAGATATAATTACAGTGAATGTGTAGGATTATCTCCCAAAGATATAATAGATTTATCTTATATTTCTCTAAATAAAGAATGGGAAGAAATACATGAAGATTGGGATGATTTTGATTGCTAAGTAGCTGATTATTAGGTAGTTAGCAATTCTCCCTCACTAATAATCACCTTTTTAAATTTACTCAAATCTATTCTCATACTTTAATACATAGCTATTTTTACTTTTTAATTAATACTATGAGAAAGAAACATACATATCATAAAGAGAATTGTGACTCTAAATTAAGGGCTACAATAACAGATAAATGGGGTAGAACCATATCATTATTAGGTACTCATGCCTTTGAATGGTCAATAGCCATTGAAACTTATGGTAAAATAACCATTCAATCTTATCCTAATGGCAAAGTAGCAAGAGAAAAATTTAAAGTTCTAAGTAGGAAAAGATAATAAACCTTTATATTATGAGCAAGAAAGTTAAGATCCTTACATTAGTATTTATACTAATGATTATTACTGTATTTATTGTAAAATGTAATAGTCATAAAGTAAATGAAGCTTATTCCTATTATAAATACTTACAACAAGTAGATTCAGTATCCAGTCCTATAGTATACAAAGATGCTAAAGCAGACTTTGTTAATGTGGCTTGTAATCTTAATGAAAGAGACTTTGAGAAACTCAAGAGTATGATTAATGAGTATAAAAAGAAAAAAGTCTCTCTAAAGAAGGACAAAAGTGAAAGAATGGACAGTATAAATAAAATGCTGAGATAAAATGAGATATAGAGTATATGACTCCTTAGGTAATTATCTAAGGAGTTTCTCTACTTATAATCAAGCTATGACATATAAAACAATGTGTCAAAGATATGACTGGGTAATTAAAGAAATAAAAAGATGAAAGTAAAATTAATATATAAGGGTGTGTTACTATATGTAACCACTCTTATTTCTGTATTATGGATTTGTGGAATTGAATTCTTAGTAGATAAAGGATATTTTATTCCTTACACACTTATAATGGTATCATTGATATACTTATGTTATAAGATTATATCTATTAGAGAATTCTGTATTCTTTCTTTGTACAGAATGTGGAATAAATATTTAGACAGTTAAATGTAAATTTAATGAGTAAAGTAACCAATGGTATGTGAATATAGTTGGTTATGATTTTTTAAACATATAAATTATGGGACATATAAACTATAATAAGTTTAGGTTTAGAGTAGGTGATATAGTTACTTATAGAGGTCATGAGTATCCTATTGTTGGGTATTTCTTTTTCTTTGGATTTAATCGGTATAATAACTATGGTTATACTTTAGGAAACTTTAGTAATGGGCATAGTGGAATAGGCTGTGAGTATAATGAATTCGGAACTCCTATAACTAACAGAGACCTACTATGGAATGTTAATGAACATTATGTAAAAGACTCTAAAGTAAAAACTAAAAAGAAGGATTAGGTGAATTACTAATTTTAGGTTAGGAGTAATCCTAACCTTTTGCTCCTATAGTTCAGTGGATAGAACAACTCTCTCCTAAAGAGTAGACACAAGTTCAAGTCTTGTTGGGAGTACTAAGGTATTACTCATATAGGGTAATTTGATTGTTTTTAGGTAAGTAATAAGCATAAGTTTTAGTTCAGGGCAATAGCAATATTGTCACAGGTCATAGGTTCATGAGAATATATGACCTTTTCTCTATGTCTCCATAGCTTAATTGGATAGAGCAACAGACTTCTAATCTGTAGGTTGTGAGTTCAAGTCTCACTGGAGATACTGAATAAAAATCTAATAATTAAATATATAAACATTATGATGGTGATACTAAATTCCTCTGTAATATTAGAGGATGTCAAGGACTTCCAGGTAAGTTCTAAGGAATAGGTTTATTGCGTCTAATAGAAAGAAAGAGTTAATTAAAAAAGAAGAGTCATATTCTGATGATTCTTATATTACTGAAGCTCTTCACAAAAAAAAATTAAATATGGGAAAACTTCTCGAAAGTCTAAGAGACTATTTCAATAATACTCCAGAAGATATATTAAAGAAAGATCTGGAAGAATTGGAGTATCTGAATGAGATTGGTCCTGATGCTATTGAATATTGTAAACATTTAAAAGAATTAAGAAAAGATGATGAATAAAGAAGACTACGTTTCTCTTGAAGTAGCTAAGCTGCTGAAAGAAAAAGGATTTAATTGGCCTTGTGAATATTTTTATTCTAAAATATATGATAGAATAATTAGTATTATAGGTGATGATCTTTCTAGAGCAACCTACGAGTATATAGGAAAAGAAAATATTTTAATTCCTTCTTTATGGGATACTCATAAGTGTCTAAGAGAAGAACATAACATTATTGTAGGTATAACATGTAATTCTACAAATGAGTGGTACTATTCTATAATAGTATTTAATTCTATAACTTGTAAGACAATATATGTTAGTGAAAAACCATATAAATCTTATGAGGAAGCACTAAATAATGGAATATTAAAAGCATTAAAATTTTAGAATATGAATGAAATATATTGGATAACAAGATTTGATGGTATTTATGGAGTATTTGTTACTTTTATAATAATTGGAACTATAGGAATAATTTCATTTATAGTTAGGTATATATCATCTAATGCTGATAAAGATAAAGAAGGAGTAAAACGTGGTAAAAAAGGAATAATATTAGCAGGAATACCTTTACTTATAGGTATTTTAGGAACTGTATTTACTCCTACTACTAAAGAAGCATTGCTTATATATGGAGTAGGAGGAACTATAGATTATATTAAGTCTAATGAAACTGCTAAGGGGATTCCTAATAAAGCAATAAAAGCCCTAGATAAGTTTTTAGAAGAATATAATAAAGACACAAATAAAAACAATAATAATTGATAATATGGAAACTCCGCGTATTAAATATGATCCAGAAAAATGGGAATATATTAAAACTAACTTAGAAGAGTTGGGTTATAGACTTCTACGCTTGTCTGAATGGAAATTTTGCCCCTATATAGTTTTAGACTTTGTAGGAAATGTAGGAAAATACTCTAACCTTTCAGAGAGGGAAAGTAGTAATAGATATGAAGTAACTAATGTAGAGGAATTCTTAGAAATATCCGCAATATTAATAGGTAAACAATATAAAAGAAAGGATATGGTAAAAATACATGATATTGAAATTAAACCTGGAATGGTTATTACTACTACCAATAATTCTTTTTGGATTGCTTTTCCTACTGAAAAAGGACTAGCAGTAATTAATTATGGGGCTTATACTTGGGATCTTATAGATAACTTTATTAATCATTATAAAGAAAAGATTATAAGTATTAGAGACTTATCTAAAGGGAAGAGTCTTTCAGAAGGAAATATACTATGGAAAAAGTCTGAAGAAGTAGTACTTACTATGCAAGAAATTGCTGATAAATTTAATATTCCTCTTAAGAATTTAAGAATTAAAGAATGAGTGAAATTAAAGTAAATCTCACTGTTATTCTTCCAGGAAGAGTAATGATGAGTGAGCAGGAGTGCTCAAAAAACCCAAAAGAGAATTATAATTATTACAAACAGACCTTACTTAATGAGAAAGGAAAGCATGAACAGATTAATTTTAGTACTAGGAAATCTATTCCTGCAATGCAATCATTAAATCTAAGTAAAGATGCTTATATTTATATGATTGGAAAGAACAATAAACCAGAATGGTATAAGGCCCCTAATCCTAAGCAAAGATGGGAACTTTTATCTAATTCACAAAGACTTACAGCACATCTTGATAGAATATGTCAAGAATTTGGAGGAACTTCTTATACTTATAAGGTGTTTGATGATTAGCACTTACAATAATTAATACTATAACAGAGTACTAAAGTATTCTGTTATAGTATTTAAGTATAATATATAGTATTTATATAATTAGTTATTTTATGGAAATATTTATTTTAGTTATTATAATTTTATTTTTAATTTTAGCATCCATAATAAATTACTATAATATTACTCTAGATTATATAGTGGGATACAGATTTAATTATGTTGTACTTAATTATACTGTTAAGAATAAGGAGAATCAATTAACTAGGCACACAAAAATATTACTTAAATATGATAAATATGTAAGTAAATGAGAACAGTTATTTTTAGATTAGTAGTTATAGGATTGCTATTTATTATTGGAGTTCTGGAGATAGTAAATATTAAAGTTATTAGGGATAATCCAAATATTCAGACCATTGTAATAATAGAGAATGATACTATTCCTTCATTTATGAGTGGAACAGCAGAAGAATATCTTATGGAGGCCCTCATATATTATAATGTGGAACATCCTGATATAGTATATGCACAAGCTATTTTAGAAACTGGTAATTTTAAATCTAAAACTTTCCTTAATAATAATAATTTATTTGGCCTCTATAATTCCAAGAATCATAGATATTATTCTTATAATCACTGGTCTGAAAGTATAATTGCATATATAAAGTATATACAGAGTAAATATGATAGTAGAGGTAATTACTACAAGTTCTTACAGGATATAAGATATGCTGAGGATCCTGATTATATTAGTAAAGTAAAAGAAATAGTTAAACAAAATGACAAGAGAAGAAGTAAGTAAATTAGCACTATCTAAAATAGATACTAGTAAATACCTTATATTAGAGTTAATAACAGGGATAGGTAAGACTAAGGTAGCTATAGATCTTATGAATCATATCTGTGATAAGATATTTAGTACTAGAAAATCTCCTACTACTATTCTTATACTGGTAGCTAAGATAGTCCATAAACAGACTTGGAAGGAAGAGATTGATAAATGGGGAGGTATTAAGTCAGATCTTATTACTATTGAGTGTTATGAGTCACTTAAAAACTATGAAAACTCACACTTTGATATAGTAGTAGCTGATGAAATGCAACACCTCTCAGAAGCCAGATTAGAAGTACTGGAAAGTATTCACATTAATGAGGCTTTTATTGGTCTTTCTGCTACTATAAAAAGGGATATGAGAGAGTACTTTATTAACTACCATAATGCTGAAGTTATTAAATGTGGTTTAAAGGAGGCTGTAAAGGATGGAGTATTACCAGAACCCACAGTATATTTATTTCCTTTATCTCTTGATACTACAAACTACTCTTATAAGGTTAAAAAATTTGGTAGAAATATAATTACTACACAAAAAGGTTACTATGATAGTATATCCTCACTTATAGATTGGTACAAGAATAAGTTCTTTAGCTCAAGGAATGAGAGAATAAAGAACCTATGGCTTTCTACAGCAGGTAAAAGATTGAAATGGTGTGCTGAGCAGAAAGAAGCTCTTGTATTATCTCTATTAAGTAAGTTCAGAAACTACAAGACATTAACTTTCTGTAGTAGTATTGAGCAGTCAGAGAGATTAGGTAAATATAATATTACATCAAAGAATAAAGCTTCAATAAAGAATCTTGAAATGTTTAATCTTAATAAAATTAAACATATTACTGCCTGTAATATACTTAATGAGGGTGTAAATCTGACTAATTGTAGGATAGGTATATTCTGTAATTTAAGTAGTTCAGAGATTATAGTAAAACAGAGAGTGGGTAAACTTTAATCTGCCCAGATGCTTCTAATTCGGTATCAGTGAAATAATACAGAGAATAAGCTGACTAAGAAAGCCTGAAGCCCAGTAATGGGTAGTTGGTAATACCGAGCCAAGCCTATTATAGGAAGGTGTAGAGACTATCTCCTTGAGGGAGAGTAAGTTATATCTTTTAATACAAAGCATTTGGTAATATTAGGAATTTTTATTATCTTTGCATGAGTAATTAAAAATATAATTGAAATGGAGCAATTTATAGATGAAATTTGGAAACCTATTGAAGAAAATCCTGTTTACTTAGTTAGTAATTATGGGAGAGTAAGAACTATTGACCACCCTGTGTGGTGTAAAGTAAACAATAGTTATAGTATAAGGAAAGGAAGATTTTGTACTCCTACGAATAATAATAGCAAAAGATATTGGAGGGTAGGAGTTCAAATAAATAATAAGCAAAAACATTTAGCCATACATAGACTGGTTGCTAAAGCCTTTATTCCTAATCCTTATAATCTTCCCCTAATTAACCATATAGATGGAGATAAGAATAACAATAAAGTATCTAATCTAGAATGGTGTAATAATGGTTATAACCAAGCCCATGCTTGGAAAAACAGCTTAAAGGATATTACTAAAATGAGTGAACATTCTTCTCTTAGAAAACTTACAGTAGAGCAAGTGAGATTCATTAAAGAGGAGTACAGTAAAGTAGATACTTCCATTAGGGGAAATAAGATGAATTTTGCAAGAAAAATGCAAACTAAATTTAATCTTAAATCTGTATCTACAATATTATGGATAGTAAATGGAGGTACAAATAAGCATATATAAATCAAGATATAGTCCAGACCACAAACATTTTATATGGTAGTGAAAACTATAGTGGTAAAGAGAATCTTAAGACATAAATTTCCTATTATCATTATTCCCTATTTTAAGGATACAAGAGAAGAAGAACTTGTTCAGAAGATAATAGAAGAATATTCAAAAGAATCTATAATTATTATTAACAATATAAATGAAATAACATTATGAAAACTAAAGTTGTAACAGAACCTAAATTCATTGTAAAACCAGAAAATAAAGTAGTTATTTGTAACATGAGAGTTGATATGCAACTGAGGGTATCTGAAATCTGGCCAATTATAAAAGAAGAGTGGTGGGGTACTAAAGCTCCTAAAGTAAATTACTTTGGAGGATTTGTAGTAACTGCTAAGGCTAGATGTAATTCTGTAGATACTTTTGATGAAACTATTGGTAAAAGAATTGCTGAATCCAGAGCTAAAGCAAAGGCATTTAAGATTGCTAAAAATGTGTGGAATCGTATTGCAGAAGAACTATATAATAATTCCAAACTAGCAGAAGAGAGAGCCAAAAACTGTAAAATAGTAGAAGAAGTAGAACTTAAGCATGTAAAAGAATTAGTAAAATGAGATTATATATTGATACTGATAAAATAGATAAGGATATTGGAATAGATGGGTTCCTATATCTTACTTCCTTACACCTCAATAACCCTATTAATACAGATACTATTGATAGACTTAATAGTAAAGGTTTAATTTTTGTTGATAGCTTCAAAAATGGATTTCCTTATAATGTAGGACCCACTAAGGAATCAGAAGAGATTATTGAAGGGGCCTATGCTGATATGGAAATAACAGGTAAGGATAATGATTCAAGATATATGGCTTTAGCTGATAAGTTAAGGGAACTCTTTCCTACTGGTAGAAAACCTGGAACTCAATTACAATGGAGAGATAGTACAAAGGTTATTGCTCAAAGGTTAAAAGCCTTTACAAAGAAGTTTGATATTCAGTTTACTGATGAACAGGCTATAAATGCCACTAAGAAATATATAAGTGGATTTAATGGTAATTATCAGTTTATGCAGGTTCTAAAGTATTTTATTATGAAAGCTAATACTGAGGATGGAACTTCAACTATGAACTCACAATTATTATCTTATATGGATAATGCTGGACAAGAGGACCAACTTAGTGTTGATTGGACTTCTACTTTAAAATAATAGTTATGAGTACACTCAGAGAAAGAGTAATAGAGAACCTCAATGAAAGAAGACAAAGAATCCTTAATGGCCAGTTAAACTGTATCCCATCTCCTTTTACACGGTTTAGTGAAGATTTTATTGGAATAGAACAGTCATGTTATTATACAATAACTTCATTTACTAAAGGTGGTAAATCACAGTTTACCTCATATACTTTCATATATAAACCTCTTATGTTTTGTTATTATACAAAATCAGATATAAATATAAAGATACTGTATTTCCCTCTTGAGGAAACTTCAGAGAGAATATTGCAGAGATTTATATCTTGGTTATTATATGATTTTAGTAAAGGGGAGATTAGAATAAATCCAAGGGATTTAAGAAGTACTACTAAGGCTGTTTCCCAAGAAATACTTGATACAATTAATTCTGATGAAATACAGGACATACTAAAGTATTTTGAAGAACATATTATATTCCCAGAGGAATCTGGTAATCCAACTGGAATATATAAATATTGTAAACAATATGCTGAGGAACATGGAAAGACCTATTATAGAGATGGGAAATATAAGGATGAGCTTGGTGTTATAAGAGATACAAAGGTATTTGACAGATATGAGCAGGATAATCCTAATGAGTATAGATTAATTATAATTGATACTATTAATCTCATAGATACTGAAAGAGGTATGACCTTAAAGCAGTCTATGGATAAACTTAGTGAATATTGTGCAAAATATCTTAGAAACAGGTATCACTATTCTCCTATAATAATACAGCAACAAGCCTTTGACCAAGAGGGAAATGAAGCCTTTAAATTAGGCAGAGTAAGACCATCAGTAGCTGGATTAGGTGATAGTAAATATACATCTAGAGATAGTAATGTAGTACTTGGTTTATTCTCTCCATTCAGATTTGCTTTAAAGGAATATGAAGGATATGATATTTCTAAGTTTAAGGATAACATAAGATTCTTAGAGATGATTGTGAACAGAGATGGTGAAATGGGAGGATTATGTCCTTTGTTTTTTGATGGTGCAGTGTGTCAATTTAATGAACTACCTAAACCTGATAATAAAGTAGAAATAGATAGGGTTTATAACTATCTTCATAGAATAAGGAGTAATCCTACTCCTGCTAAAACTTTCTTCAGTTTTGGAGTAAGAAAATTAAATAAAAAGTTGTATAAATGGAAAATATTTCATAAGTTTACAACCCTTTTCAAGTAAAAGTAACATTATAAAACAAAAACAATGGCAAAGATTTTAGTTCTTGCAAAAAGTGGTTTCGGAAAAACCACTTCTTACTGTGGTAGGGAAAAGTTGGGAATCAAGGGTCTTGACCCAAAGGAAACCTATGTCATTCAGTGCATTGGCAGGGGTGTTCCTAATCCTAATTTCAAATTGATTGAGGGTAGTATTGGAGTAGATAATGTAGGTAAGCCTACTCAAAAGCTCACAAATGCAAATGTCCTTGCTACAGGTAATAGAGTTCAAGTAGATGGGCTTACAGGACTTGACAGATTTGCAGCAGTAGCTGAGATTTTGAACATCATGAAGAAAGCTCCTTACAAGAATATCATCATTGATGATTTCAATTACCTTGCCCAAGACTTTTATATGGCAAATGCCATGAAAGGTGGATGGGACACTCCTAAGCAGATTGGCTATGGAATGGGCTTGGTATTTGATGCTTTCAAGGGATTTCCTGAGGATAAGAATATTATCTGCTGTGCCCATTATGAGGAGTATAAGGATAAGAATGGTGATTCCATTTCCTATAAGTTTAAGACCACTGGAAAGATGGTTGATGACTACATTACTCCTGAAGGTAAGTTTGATATTATCCTCTTTGGAAAGGTAGGATATGATGCAGAAAACAAGAAGCCTATCAAGCACTTTGTCAAGGAGTTTGATGGAGAATATCCTGCTAAAGACAGTCTTGGTGCATTGGATGACCTTCCTGATGAGATTCCTAATGATTTGTCTATTGTAATAGATAAGTTAAAGGAAATCTATGGATAGAGACGAAACTATAAGAATATCTAAATTAGCTCACTTTGGTGGATTATCTGAGGCAGATATAAACTCAGTATTAATGAATTATTGTTTAGAGCATAATAAGCCTCAGGATGAAACAGCTCTTTTTATAACTAAGATACTTACAAGTCCTAATCTAGTATTCTACTATTTAGGTATAGCATTAAGGTACTATGAAAGAAAGTATTTAGTATATAAACTATGGAGTAAACCTGAAACTAATCCACTAAATAATCAAGGAAGAAGAAAATTATTACAAATATTTTAAAGTTTAAACATTATGAACAAAACATTGACAGTAAGACAATTTGCAGGTGTAAAGAGAATTGCACAGAATGTTAACCCCTTAGTAGTAAAGAAGAATAAGATTGCTGCTAAGATTGATGAACTTAATGCAGAATATAATGCTTTAGTAGCTGAAATTGATGGGCATGAGATGGGTGTAAAGGCACTCACAGGTGGACTTACTAGTGAAGACTTGGTTGTCAAGAAGGTTGAAGATACAGGTAAAGTTGATAAGGAAGGTAAACCAATTAAGGTCACAAAGTATGAACCTAAGGCTGGTGTAGTGACTTATAATGAGGAACGAAATGTGTATGAGATTCACATTGAAGAGATAAATCTTGATAATAATATAGACATGGATGTACTAGATGACACAGAAAAGGCACCTGAAGTTGAGGTAAAAGTTAATGAAGGAGCACCTATTGATCCTATTGCAGACTTTATGAAGGAAGACAAGGATAATACTCAATCTATGTAATATAAACTAAGTAACAAATAATAAAGAATAAAAATATTTTTAATATGAACAAAACTAATTTTGCATTTATGGCTTTTGGTAAAGCAGTAGAAAGTAAAGAAGGTGGAAGTATTAAAAGATATATTGGGGCTTCTCCAGTATATGTTTTGGCAGTTAATCCCACAAAAGAAGGAAGAAATAAACTGTTGAATGCAGAAATAGACTCTGAGCCTGAATATCTGAGAGAAAGAGAAGTAGATGGTAAGAAGGTACCTCAAGCTATAGTTACTTTCTATGTCACACCAGATTTAGAGGGAGATATAATTATTCCTATGACTTTCTTTGTGGATAAATCCTATAGGTATAATAGAGACAAAACTAAGGTACAAGTAATTGATAAATATGGTTATAGTGCTTGGGCTACCCCAGAGGACCTGAAAAATAAAGCAACTCTTAAAAGTAGCACTGGTAAAGACCTTAGAATTACTACTGAATATAGACCTGCCTATAATGGAGAAATACAACTCACTGAATTTATTAAAAGCTATCTTAATTTTGATGAGGCACTTTCCTATGTTAATGGTGAATGGGTCAAGAACCCCAAAGTAGCTAACATAGAAGAGTGTGAATGTTCCCTTGATATGGATAAGCTGTTTAAGGGAGATTTCTCTGAACTTAATGAAGTTCCTAAGCTTATGCCTAAGAACAAAGTCAAGGTGATGTTTGGAGTAAGAACTACTGAGGAAGGAAAACAATATCAGGCAGTATATACTAACAAAGTACTTAGAAATGGAGCAAGAGATTATAGTGAAATAGATAAGGACTTACAAGAAAGAAAGAATGCTGGAGCATTCTCTAATGTGGAGTATGATACTAATCCCTTTAGAGAATATACTGTAGAGGCTACTGACTTTAATAATTCTGCTTCCAGTGATATGCCTTTCCCTGCTAATTCAAACAATTCTCCTTGGGATTTTGGTAAATAATAATCTATAATTCAACTAGTTATGGCTATTGGTAAAAGTAATCCTTCAGTGACTTTAGATGATATTCTTAGTAAAACTACTGAAGCAGCTATTTTAGCATATTATCTTGGAGTAACTGAAATTCCATGTATAATTCATTCACCACTAAGAGTGGATAATAATGCTTCTTTTGGCCTTTATTCAAGAGATGGGCATAGAATATTCTATATAGACTTTGCCACAAAGGAGAGAGGAAGTACATTTGATATTCTCTCTCAGTTGTGGGGATATAATTATATGGAAACTCTTGCCAAAATAGCTAATGATATTCCAAAGTTTACTACAAAAATTTCCAATATCAAAACTAATAGCAATAAAACACCTAGAGTTTCAAGACTTAATAGTACTGAACTACAGTGTAAAGTCAGAGGTTGGACATCTTATGATATTGAATATTGGAAATCCTATGGTATTACTTTGGAATGGCTCAAGTATGCAGAAGTCTATCCTATATCACATAAGATTATCATCAGGGATGGCAATAAATATGTATTTGGAGCTGACAAGTATGCTTATGCCTATGTTGAACATAAAGAGGGAAAGGTTACATTAAAAATATATCAGCCATTTAATAAATTTGGCTATAAATGGTGCAATAAACATGATAATTCAGTAATAAGTCTATGGACTAAAGTTCCTGAATATGGTGATAAAATATGTATATGTTCATCATTAAAGGATGCTTTATGTCTGTGGGCTAATACAGGGATACCCTCCCTCTCTATTCAAGGTGAGGGGTATGGGATAAGTGATACTGCAATTAGTGAACTGAAGAGGAGATATAAACAAATCTTCATTTGCTTGGATAATGATGAGCCAGGATTAAAAGATGCTCAGAAGTTAGCTGAGGAAACAGGATTTACTAATGTAGTATTACCATCCTTTAATGGAGGAAAAGATATCAGTGACTTGATGAAATTGTGTGGTAAAGAGCAATTTCTCAAAGTCATGTTACCACTATTTAACATCAATAACAATGATTTGGAAAGAAATTGAAGGTTTTCCAGATTACCAAGTAAGTGATACTGGAGAAGTTAAAAGTACAAAGTATTGGGGTCAATTTAGAAGGAAAGATAGTGGAGGGCTATTACGTCAAAGAACTTATAAGTCAGGATACAAATATGTAAACCTCTATAAAAATGGACATATGTATTCTATGAAAGTTCATAGATTAGTAGCACAAACCTTCCTGCCTAATCCTAATAATTTACCACAGGTAAACCATAAGGATGAAAATAAAGCAAACAACAGTTTAGTTAATCTTGAATGGTGCAATGCTGTGTATAATTTAACTTATAACAATCTACAGAAAAGAAGTCATCAGAAGCAAAAGAGAAGAATAAAAGGGTATAACTCTAATGAGACTATTGAGTTTGATAGTGTAACTGTGGCTGCATTATATTTGGCTCACCTTAATAAAGCTAAGACCTTTAAGTCTGCTCTTGGAAATTTGGTTACTTCTGCAAATAAAGGCAATAAGCTAAATTATGGATATTATTGGGAATGGCTAGAGGAAAGTAAAAGACTTAAAAATAAATAATATTTCTAACAAAAAAACTTAACATTATGCAGAATCGTAAAATCACTATTGTAGAGACTAAAAATCAAAAGAAAAGTGTAATTATGTCAGCAGCTACAACACTTTCTGAATTGAAAGCTGACTTGAGACAAAATGGTATTGACTATACTGGTATGACATTCTTTGAGGGTACTTCAAAGGTTGAACTGAAGAATGATAATTCAGTATTGCCTCATGATGTGCCTTATAAGGGAACTATCACTAATGAATTGGTATTCATGCTTACTAATACTAATAAGAAGATTAGGAGTGGAGCTATGAGTAGAGCAGAAGCTTTTAATATTATTAAGTACAATCAGGAATTAAAAGAAGACTGTAAGAAAATATATAATAAAGATTATACACATTGTACTACTATAGAGCTTATTACTCTGTTAGAAGATTATAATAGTTATACTAATCAAGAAGTTGAGAAACCTACTCCTGTGTCTAAAGCACCAAAATCTGAAAAGTCTGAAGATACTAATGAGGTTGTAGATGTTAAAGCAAGAGCAGCTATTTCAGAGTTGGTTCAAGCACTTTATGAAAATAATACCATCTACCCTATAGATAGAGATAAGGTTATGAATATTCTTGGAGGTAAAGTAGAAGTTGATCCTTCTGAGGACAGATCTTTGTCTAAATGTCCATATTCTGATGATGAAATTGATGATATGTTCAGTGAAATGAATGTAGATTAACAAATATTAGGTAAGGAAGTAGCAATACTCCTTACCTATTTTTTTCTTTACTATGACTACAGAGATAATTAAAGAAATTGAAGAAAATATTGAAGTATTATACAGTTCTTTGATGAAAAGGCCTCTTCAAGTACTTGACATATTTAATGATTTCTTTGGAGAAGAGAATGTAGATATGCAAAAATATCCAGATCTCCCTACATTTAAGAAGTGGATTAATAATGAACCAGTTTGTAACTTTATTAGAGGAACCTTAGGAGTCAAAGATTGGGATACTCAAAGAGTAAGACCTATTACTGAATTACCAAATGAACTAGCACTTAAAATTGTTGATCTCTTACCACATAGTTCAACACTAGAGAGAATAGGAGAATCAATATTTAATAATATCTTTATTATTGTGCATTTTCCTCATGTAAGAATAACTAATGAGCATGATAGGTATGTAGACATTAATCATTTATGGGCAAGAATAAAGATAGACTATAAGGGTAGTATGGTAGAGAGATTTACTCTTAACAGATCAGAATATACATTATTACACCTTAGAGAAAATTATATGCACAGTCATGTATGTGATATACCCTTTGGTGATTTTACTTTATTTCAAACTCCCTGTACAGGAGATGGGCCTATTAATAGTACTATAAGCACACTTAACAGAGCCTTTGATGAGGACATGTGGAATATGTTTTGTCTTGAATTAAGTAAGTATGTAACTGTAGAATCTATTGCAGGAAGACCATATCACTACCTAGAAAGATTAGGTACTGAGACTATGAGATCAGGAGGTACTGAATATACTACTTATTTAAGTATGGGATATTATTCAAATTCTATTTCTAAACATGATATAGAAGAATTTGTAAAGTATTTTATTAATTCAAAATGTCTTAAATTTAATTATGTTAATGGTTCTTTCTCTATTGGTATGCCATATACTGACTTTATAATAAGTATTAGTAATAAATTTATTGAATGGTATAATAATCAATATAATAAAGGGGAAGTATCATCTACTCTTGATACACTAAAGAGATATAATGTTCTTAAAGAATGTATAATAGAAGGTAATAATATCTATTATGAAAATTCTATTAATAACAGTATTAATTATAGCCACTATATAGGAGAAAAGGTCTGTATGTTTAAAGGAAGAGAGATAACTATTGATATTACTGATGCTATAAGGGAAGAAAATAATAATAGGAGTCTTACTCTCAACCCTCAAATTGCACTATATATACTAACAATAATACTTAAAGTTTTAAATTATAGATATGGAAGAAATAAAGCAATCTACAAAGGTAACCAACTTAGTACAGAAGTCTGGTACTTATAATTATAAATTAATTATACCAGAGAAAGTAGAGAAGAAAATCCGATTTACCTGTCAAAAAGTATGGAATACAGAATGGTCAGGTACATTATTCTTTACTCATGAAGGTTCCTTTGAAAATAATGACTTAGTAATTAGGTGTGTAGATATTTATATCATGGATATTGGAACTCAAGCTTATACAGAGTTTGATATGAATCCAGATGTAATAGCCTATATGTGCAGTAATCCAGAATTACTTGACTGTCAAATGGGATTAATTCATTCTCATAACAATATGAGTACTTTCTTTAGTGGTACAGATACTGCAACATTAAAAGAAGAGGGAACAGATAGAAATAACTTTGTATCACTAATTGTAAATAATGCTGGTACCTATACAGCTGCTATTACTAGGAGAATCAAAGCAAAGCAGGTAAAAGAATCTGTATCTTATGAATTCTTTGGTGATGGAGAGAAGGAGGATACTAAGGAATATACCAGTGATGGAGATGAAATTGAATGGTTCTATCTAAAGATTGAGAAAGAAGGAAAGAACTACAACTTTCCTGATATGGAGAGTAGACTTGAAGAAATTAAGAAAATAAAAGCAGAGAAAGCTAAGAATACTCCTATATATTCTGGTACTCCTAAAACTACTGTCTCAAGCTATTTTACTACCCAAGTAGGTCCTGCAAATTTAATTAAGAAAGAGGATAAAGGATATGAAAATAGGACACTTTTTGATTCAGTAGATGGGGAATTACCAGCTAAAGAGGAATATTATATACTTTATGGTCAAGTATCCTTTGATAAGACCATCATAAAATCATTAGTTCTGCAACTTCTTACTGGAAGTATCATAATCTCTAATGAGAGTAAAATTGATATTAATAAGTGGGCCAAATCAATGCCTACATTATATGGTAAGAGATTTGGAACAGGTAAAGATGGAATGGACAGGTTTAAGATATGGGCAGATACCTATACAGAATATCTAACATGGTATATATCAGACACAAAGTTAGAGGAATTAGGCTATGATGAAACAGAGATGTGTGCTATATGTGCCCATGATATGATAGAGGAATTAACAAAATTACCTGAGAATGATTATATTAAGGGATATATTGATTCATTACAAAAATATTTAGTATTATGAGTGAATATTTGATTCAATTAGGAGATAGTATTGTATCTCAAATTAAGAGGGCTTCTACAGAAACAGCATTTAATCCTAATAACTCAACAGTGATACAAGCACTAGAACAAGTATTAGGAATTGAGCAACCTGAAGAGTCTTCTCCATTAAGTCAAGAAGAAGAGCAGATATTAGAACAAACAGTAGAGGAAGCTCATAATGGTGAAGATACAGTAGAAGGAGAAAATACTGAAGTATCAGCTAATAATAGTGGTACCAATACTACACAAGTACATCAAGAAATACCTGTTAATTCTGAAACTCTACTTATAGATGATACTACAAGTAGGTTTAGTTCTGCTATATGGTATGAGAATATACAAAAGAAAGTGATTACTCTTGCAGGTGTAGGAGGAATTGGAAGTTATGTAGGATTTCTACTTGCTAGGATGAAGCCAGCTTCTATGTTTTTATATGATAATGATACAGTAGAAGCTGTTAATATGTCAGGTCAGTTATATGGCCAGTCTGATTTAGGTAGATATAAAGTGGTTGCACTTGCAGAGATAATTAGAAATTTTGCTAATTATGATAGTATATTTGCTATACCAGAAAGATTTACCAGTGAATCAGAAGCTTCTGATATTATGATATGTGGATTTGATAATATGGAAGCTAGAAAATTATTCTTTGATAAATGGACAGGACATGTCAGTTCTAAACCAAAGGAAGAAAGGACTAATTGCCTTTATATTGATGGTAGATTAGCAGCAGAAGAATTTCAAATATTCTGTATTAGGGGTGATGATGAGTTTAATATTAATAGGTATGCTCATGATTTCTTATTTTCTGATGAAGAGGCTGATGAAACAATATGTTCTTATAAGCAAACTACTTTCTGTGCAAATATGATTGCCTCTTATATGGTAAACCTATTTGTAAACTTCTGTGCAAATCAGTGTAATCCTATTATTGATAGGGATTTACCATTTTTAACTACCTATAACGCAGAAACAATGTATCTTAAAACTGAATCATAATGGAACTTAAAGTTGGTACTCGTAGCAGACTTAGACAAATGTTTAAATATTATGAGGGGGGTAATGGAGTTGAGTTGATAAATTTAGATCTTGATACTAATGCTGTATTTAATCAGAGTTTACTCATTGATATAAAACCTGAGGAGATAGAGGTGCCTATAATTGCAAGGAATCACTGTGAGAAGTTTGTACTGGATACTTTAGATTATCCATATTCATATTCTACAGAGAAAATTATTCTTCCCTTATATAATAACGGTCTTCCTTCTATAAGGAGAAGGACATTTGATAGTATTCTTAGTACTATAATAGATACACCATATTCAACTAGGATACAAAAAATAATTACTACCAAAGATAATATATATTATGGAGGTAAAGGTATTCTCTTGGATTCTGATTTTTCTCCTTTATTTATATGTACTATTATTGCAAGAAAAGTAAAAGAAAATAATCAAAACTATTTACTATATTATAGACCTATTTGTCATATTAATCCTAAAGTGTTTTTAGATCCTAATAATTTAGTTAATAAAAGCATCATAAAAAAATTAATTCCTTTCTTTGCATCTGAAGAAGTACTTTTCCCTGAAGATATAACTAAAGTTAGATATGCTTTGGAAAGTAGAAAGGTAAAAGTGATAGTAGACAATTTTGATAATTTATTTATAAGACCTGTTAAACCTACTCCATCAGCATGTTCTAATGAAGCATTAAATCAATGTCTAGTTGATAATATTGAAGATATACTGATGTTGATATGACCATAGAAGAGTATTTTGGAGACTGGATGAGAGTCATTGACAGAGGAGAGCTTAATAAAGTTATGAATAGATTAAGTTTAGAGTATAAAAGGAAATCTATATGCCCTAATCAATCTGATGTATTTAGAGCTTTTAAGTTATGTCCTCTTAAGGACTTGAAAATAGTTATGTTAGGTCAGGATTTTTGATTATTTTATATAAGTAATTTATTTATTAAACTGAAAACAGACTTAATCATGAGAGTGTAAGAAGATTCTTAAAAAGAAACAATGTTCCTATATTCAAGGGAACAGTTCCTTACAATATAGAAATTAAGAATGATTTAAGACAGCTTCTTATAGGAAGTCTATTAGGAGACGGGTGTTTTTGTTCAGTTGGAGGTAGAACTAAGAATATGTGCCTTAGTATAGCACATTCTGAAAAGCAAAAAGAATATCTTGAGTATAAATGGGGTATATTAAATAATTATAATTTGGCATCTCCCATAAGTGAGTATCATCTAAACAATAAGAGATACTCACATGAGTTAGTAGGATATAGACTTAGGTCTAAATTACATCCTATTTTCACAGACATAAGAAACAAATATTATGATTCTAATGGTTGTAAAAGAGTTTCTAAAAAGTTTGTGCAAGATATAGATGCTTTAGGGTTAGCTATATGGTATATGGATGATGGCTATGTGACTAAAAATTCATGTATTCTGTCTACTTGTTCATTTACTCTCGAAGAACAATCTTTGTTAGCTAATATACTATTGGATAAATTTGGCTTACATTTTAATGTAGGTAAACATGATAATAGTATGTATCTACAAGCCAAGGATTTTCCTAAATTTGTAGAACTAATTAAAGATTATATTATTCCGTCCATGCAATATAAATTAATTACTTATAGTAAGAGAGGGGTTCTGAGTAAACAGGGTGAATTGCTGGAACAACTCAATGAGTCAATCAGCAGCCAAGCTACAGAAGAGCATGAAAGTATGTAGAAGGTTCAGAGACTAACAGGTGAATAGCTCAAATAATAAACCTGACACGAGTGCCCTGCATTGGAAACAATGAAGATATAGTCCGAACTATATGGTAACATATAGAACTAACAGATAAAGAGCTGTTAGGATAACAAATTGCCTTATCCACAAAAAGGAGTAGCAACAGGATTACTATTTGGAAATAAAAGTGAAACATTAGGTGAACAATTATCACCTTCATTAAAAATTATTAAAGATGCAGTAATTAATTTGGATATTCCACATAATTGTATTAACTTTGACCCCACATTAGAGAGTTGGGCAAAGCAGGGGATATTAATGATAAATTCTGCATTAACAGTAGAAATGAATAAGATTGGCTCTCATACTATGATATGGAGACCATTTATAATTGCCTTATTAAAACACTTATCAGAGTGTGAGACTGGTCTTATTTACATTCTATTTGGTAATCAGGCACAAACATTTACTCCCTACATTAATAATAATTTTAATGAGGTTATTAAAGTAAGACATCCTGCATATTTTGCAAGAACTAATACTAGGATGTCACCACAACTCTTTACTTATATAAGTAGCAGAGTTAAAGAACTTTATGGTGTACCTATAGAATGGTATCAAGAATATTAACATAAAAATTAAGAGAAAAAAAAATGGAAAAATTTATTTTGAATCAAAGTGGTAAAGAGATTAAGGTAGGAGATATTATTGTTAGAGAATGTGGCTCAGGTGGAGTATATCCCTGCCATAAATTTGTTGTAGATAAATTACTCCTTACCTATCTTGTAAACATAGGTGCAGTTAGAGTTGTTAAAGTGGACTCTAAAAAGGATACTACAACAAATTCTATTCCTATGGAGATTGATTACTATGTTAGTAAAGTTGCCAAGAGACTTGGATGGAAAGATGAAGATACAAGGAATATTCTTACTAGTATGGATGTTACCTATCCTTCTGTGGTCCTCTCTTTATTACTTAAGGAAATTGCTATTGAACTTGATATGAAATATCCTGACCATATTAGTAATAGTCCTAAGATCTATTCAGTCTCCTTATGTAATGGTAAAATTATAGAAGTTAATAAGGCTACTATTAAGAATTATAAGAACTTTGCAGCCTTCAGAAGTATAAAAGAAGCAAAAGTTGCTTGTAGAATTATGAGGAATTATCTTAAATATATGTTTAAAAGTGATAAATAAAAAAATTAGGAATGCTACACAAAGTGTTTCAAAGGGCATAACCTTTAAATCTCAGTTGGAGAAAAGTATATATAATACTCTTCTTCAACAGGGATTTGAGCCTCAATATGAACCAAGAACCTTTACACTATGGGATGGTTTTGAGCCAATAACTCCATACTATGATAAAGAAACTGATAGGCAAAATCAGAAAAGAAGTGAACTCCTAGGTAAGAAGGTATCTAAGATTCTTGTTCCTAAGACAGGAAAAATTATTGGTATTAGATATACACCTGATTTTTACTTTAAATATAATAATCTTAATATTTATATTGAGGCTAAAGGTATTGAAAATGATATATTTTATATCAAAAAGAAACTATTTATAAAGTACCTTGATAATAGGTATATTGAGAATGGTGAAAAATCTATGTACTTTGAGGTATATACCAAGAAACAGCTTTTACAAGCAATAGAAATAATTAAAGATTATGAAGAAAGATGTGATACACCAGCTAATACAGCAAGCTAATAAATTGCCTGTATTAGAATATGACCCTAATCCTGTAGTCTTCATGGATAATATTGAAGATACTATAAGAAAAGTAAAGCAGAGACTTGGAATTTTACAGACTCTTAAGGCTGAGATAGATTATCAATTAACCCTGAATCATATAGATGATGAAGAGTTTACGTGATATTTCACTACAAATAAGTGAAGAAGAATATAGGGCAGACCCAGCATTAAGCTACTCTACTTTAGCTAAATATGAGAGAGAAGGGTTCAATAATCTTGATAAATTGTTTGATAAAATTGATACTCCCTCTTTAACATTTGGAAGTGCTGTAGATAGTATTATTACAGGTGGTCAGGAAGAGTTTGAATCAAGATTTCTAGTTGCAGAGTTCCCCTCAATTCCAGACACTATTATGAAAATAGTAAATAGTGTATTTAGGGAATTTCATGATATGCATAGTAACTTAAATTCTGTACCTGATACTGAAATTATCCATAGAGCTAGTATCTTTAATTATCAGCCTAATTGGAGACCTGAAACTAGAGCAAGAGTAATTAAAGAGAAAGGTAGTGACTACTATAACCTGTTATTTATAGCAGGCAGTAAGACTATACTTGATACTCAGACCTATCAAGATGTGTGCAATGCAGTAAGAGCATTGAAAGAGAGCAAATCCACTCAATTCTACTTTGCAGAGGATAATCCATTTGAACCAGATATTGAAAGATTCTATCAGTTGAAGTTCAAAGGAGAGTTCAATGGTGTAAAGTATAGAAACATGGCTGACTTAATCATAGTCAATCATAAGGAGAAGTGGGCAAAGCCAGTAGATTTGAAAACAAGTTCCCATACAGAGTGGGATTTCTATAAATCCTTTGTAGATTGGAGATATGATATTCAAGCTAGATTATATTGGGCTATTATAAGGCAAAATATGGATAAGGATGAGTATTTTAAAGACTTTAAACTACTTGATTATGACTTTATAGTAGTTAATAGAAGAACTCTTACTCCACTAGTATGGACTTGCTCTTTTACACAAGCAGTTGGTACACTTAAATTTGGTAAGAATAAACAAATAGAAATGAGAAGTCCTTTTGATATAGGAAATGATCTTCACTACTATTTATCTCATAGACCAAAAGTACCTATGAAAATAAATAGCTCTGGTTCTAATGATTTAAGTCAATGGTTAAATACTTTATAATATGCAAGTAATAAAAAGAGACGGTAGTAAAGAAGATTTTAATGTAGGGAAAATTATAAGTGCTGTAGAAAAGGCATTTAAGTCCTGTTCTAAGGAAATGCCTAAGTACTTATATAATATGCTGGGAGCTTTATTCTCTACTGTAGATGGAGATACTATAGGTATTGAAGAAATCCAAAATAAGGTAGAGAATATACTTATGAATGATAAATTCTTTGATGTGGCTAAGAACTACATTTTATATAGGGAAAAGCATAAGCAAAGAAGAGAACAGGCTAAGGAAAAGTATGAATTTATTCAAAACTTTGTAAAGGCTAAAAATGCTGCTGACACTACTATTGATGATAACTCTAATGTAGGTACTAAGGGAGTAGGAGTACTAAATGCAGAGATACATAAGAAGGATAATAAGAATACAAACATGTATCTATGGGAACACTGGGTACATGAATTGTATCCTAAGTTCAATGTTAAGTTAATGAGACTTGATTTTGATACTATTCTTTATCCTCATGATGCTTCTTCACAAGTAGATATGCCATATTGTAAATCTGTATCCATGTATCCTTTCTTACTGAATGGATTAAAAGACTTAGGAGGGAAATCAGCTGTTCCTAAGAATATTGACAGTTTCTGTGGTATATATTGTAATCTTGTGTTTGCACTAGCTTCAGAAGTTAAAGGTGCAGTAGCTACTCCAGAATTCTTAATGTATATGGATTATTTCTGTAGAAAGGAATGGGGAGATAATTATTACTTAAAAGCTAATGCAGTAACTTCTAGTCCTCACTGTAAAAGAGTTAAGACTATTGCTAGTCAAATTAAACAGTACTTCCAACAAGTAACTTATAGTATTAATCAAATAGCTGGCTCTAGAGGAATGCAATCTCCATTTACCAATTTTTCTTTCTTTGATAAGTATTTCTTTGAAGGAATGTTTGGAGATTTCTACTTTCCTGATGGTACTAAACCTATTTGGGAATCTACTAACTGGTTACAAAGACAATATCTACACTGGCTAAATCAGGAGAGACTTAAATGTATGCTTACATTCCCTGTATGTAGTTATGCTTGTTTAGTAGAAAATGGTAAATTTAAAGACGAGGATACTTTTGATTTTATCTGTGAAGAATATACAGAAGGAAATTCTTTCTTCTTATATACATCTTCAAGTGTAGATTCATTAAGTTCTTGTTGTAGATTGCAGAATGCTGTATCTGATAATACATTTAACTTTACTAATGGTCAAATTGGAGTAATGACTGGAAGTAAGAATGTTATTACTCTTGACTTAAATAGAATTATTCAGGATTGGTTTAGAACCTTACCAGAGTATTCCAGCTATATAAACAAAGAAACAGGAAAGGCTAATTTATCTAAGGATGAAGCTATAAAGGTATTTGAGCAATTTAAACCTTATTTAATTAGTATTCTGGAAAGAGTATATATGTACCATACTGCATATAATGCTTTACTTCATTGGTCACAAAAGAAAGGACTATTAAGTGCTTATGATGCAGGATTCATTAAGCTTGACAAACAATATCTTACTGTAGGTATTAATGGCCTTAACCAAGGAGCTGAGTTTCTAGGATTTGAATGTAATAATAATCCTTATTATAAAGGTTATTGTTGTATGATTTTTGAAACTATTAAGGAACAAAATGCTAAGCACAAAACTAAGCATGAAATGTTTAATTGTGAACAGGTTCCTGCTGAATCAGCTGCAATAAAACTTTATAATAGAGATAAAAAAGATGGATATTGGGTACCTAATGATACTAACTTATATGCAAGTTATGTATTTAAACCTAATGATCCTAATATTTCTATTCTGGATAAGATCATTCTTCATAGTTCTGAGTTTGCCTCAGATAAACTTGATGGAGGACAGGCAGCACATTTAAATTTAGATTCTCATCTATCTAAGGAACAGTATAGAAAGTTGTTAGAATTTGCAGCAGAAAAAGGTTGTAAATACCTAACATTCAATATTCCTAATTCTGAATGTGATACTTGTGGTTATATTACTAAAGTGCCTATTACTGAATGCCCAAATTGTGGAGGTAAGCATATTACTCTATGGGACAGAGTAATTGGTTATCTGACACCTATCAAGAATTGGTCTAGTGGTAGAAGGAAGGAACAAAAAACAAGAGTCTATAGTAATTTAAATTCATAATATATGAGTACAAGAGTTTATGTAAAAGGAGGAGTTGGTTTTCCAACCCTCCTTTCTTTATTATTTATAGCTTTAAAATTATGTAAAGTTATTACATGGTCATGGTGGTGGGTATTAGCCCCATTATGGATATACGTAGCCTTATTTATACTTATAGCTTTATTTATTTCAATTTTATTAATTATAGCTCAAAATAGACGATGTTAAAGTATGTGGAAACTGCTGTAACTTTCTCAGAAATACCTGATGAAATTACATTATGTATTAATATAAGTAACTGCCCATGTCACTGTAAAGGTTGTCATAGTTCTTATTTAGCTGAAGATATTGGTAATCCTTTAAATAAGACAGCTCTTAGTAAACTCTTAGAAAACAATAAAGGAGTATCCTGTGTATCCTTTATGGGAGGTGATAATGACCCTATAAGTATAACAGCTTTAGCAAGCTGGGTAAAAACTCACACTGATCTAAAAGTTGCATGGTATAGTGGCAGACAAGAGCTTAATAATACAGTAGAAAAGCAGTTAAAATGGTTTGACTATATTAAGTTAGGTCCTTATATAGAAGAATATGGACCTCTTAATAGTAAGACAACTAATCAGAGATTGTATGAAGTTAAAGATAATAAATTAAATGATATAACATACAAACTATGGAGAGATAATGATTAATATAATTAGTGAGGAATATAGAGATGGTAATAAGGCTATAAATAATTTAGTTATTAAAATCTTCTCTATTCCTATTTATAAGTGTATTAGGTCTACTACTAATCCAGCAGTAGTAGATTCATTTAGAGTAACAAAGAAACCAAATAAAGTAAGAGGATTTAGCAATGAAACTAAAAATTAAAGTAAAAGAAATTACAGAAGGATGTATGCCAGTATTAAGTCAAAATGGTGACTGGATTGACTTGAGGAGTGCTGTAGATATGGAAATTCCTGCACCACAATCAGGAGTACTTAAGAAGTCTACTATTAATGGTGAAGAGGGAAGTTATAGGGATGTAACTATGAATACATATTATATTCCATTAGGTATTGCCATTAAGCTTCCTAAAGGATTTGAGGCTATTATTGATTCAAGGAGTAGTGGTCCTAAGAAGGTGGGAATATTTATCCCTAATGGACAAGGAGTAGTGGATAACTCATATTCTGGAAATAAAGATGAATGGAATTATATATGTTCTACTATGAGACAGGTCTCTATTAAAAAAGGTGACAGAATTTGCCAGTTCAGGATTCAACTTAATCAGAGAGCTACTGTGTGGCAAAAGATTAAATGGCTACTAAGTTCTGGTGTTGAACTTATAAAAGTAGATGATTTAGGAGATGGTAATAGGGGTGGATTAGGTTCTACTGGAATTAAGTAAAACAAAAGAAGTTATAAATATGGTATTAGAAATAATTGGAGTATTAATTTTAATTGCACTTATTGCTCTTATTATTAATGGAGCAGAAGATTATAAGAATAGAAATAGGGAATATATCTCTTTTAAGGAATCAATGGATTTAACAGACCTTCCAGTCATAACTCTTTATAATAATGGTAAAAAGTTTAATTTCTTACTTGATACTGGTGCTACTATATCAGTAATAGATTCTAATATTCTTGATAAATTTAACCATAGTAAAACAGAATCAACTGGAGTATTATGGGGAATGGAAGGTAATAAAATAAATGTTTCCTATGTAAGAGCATCTTTAGAATATAAGGATAAGACTTATGAAGAAGATTTTCAAGTTGTAGATATGTCTGCTTCCTTTGGTGAAGTAAAAGCAGAAAGTGGTGTAACTCTTTCAGGAATACTTGGAAATTCCTTCTTTAAGAAGTATCAATATATCCTTGATTTTAATTCCCTAATAGCTTATTCTAATAAATAATGGAAGATACTATAAAACTTAAATCTAGAGGTAATGCAAAAAATTACCTAAAGAAAATGTCTAAAGCTGATGGCTCAGAATCAAGGACTTATATACTTAAAACTGATACACCCCTGCTAAGGGCAGGAGTTATGAATGATGGTAATAAGTTTATTGACCCTTCAGGTGGCCCTATGATTGTAATAGGGCACAAACTTGAAGAGGCTGATGCAGTTGTTAAGTCTATAGATTTTGTTGAAAGATATGGTTGGACAGTAACTTTTGAGTAAAAAATGATTTATTTAGTTACCAAGAATCAAGAGTTATTTGAGAATGAAGAGTATAAGATAATAGGGGTAGATGAGAGTCTATCTCTATTATCTAAGCTTGTTATAGTAGGTCTTGATACAGAGACTAGTGGATTGAATTGTCATAAGGATAAGCTGCTCTCTCTTCAGCTTGGGTGCTATGATTTTCAAGTAGTTATAGATTGTACTACTATAGATGTTACATTATATAAGGAATATCTTGAATCTAATAGATTATTTATTGGGTGGAATCTTAAGTTTGACCTTAAATGGTTATTTACTAAAGGGATTATACTTAAGAGAGTATGGGATGGATTTCTTATGGAGAAGCTACTTTGGAATGGATTTCCCATAATCCTAAGTCCTGAAGAGTGGTATAGAATAAAGAATGACAGATATACTTTTGTCCCTAGAGACCCAAGTAAAAAAGGTAGTAAAGACAGTTATAGGTTATTTAACAATCTTAAATGGGCTGGAGAATATTATCTTAATGTTGAATTAGATAAGTCAATAAGAGGCCAAATTATATGGAGAGGACTTGTAGGAGATGTTATTGTATATGCTGCTAATGATGTCAAGTACCTTGAGAAGATAAGAGAAAAACAGATAGAGTTATTACAGCAGAAGGGCCTAATGTTAGCCACTGAGTATGAGAATAGATTTGTTATACCTTTAGCCTATTGTGAATATTGTGGAGTAAAGATTGACAGAGAAAGGTGGCTTAAAAAGATGTCTAAAGACCAAGAGAAACTTGACTCAATAAAAAGGGAACTGGATAATTGGCTTCTTGAAAATGAACCTAACTCAGAATATATTAAGATAGACAGGCAGGGTGACTTATTCTTAGGGTTTAATACTGAACCACAAGTAATATTAAATTGGAATAGTACCAAAAAGGTTATTCCAATATTTAAGAAATATGGTGTAGATACATCTAAATTAGATAAAGACAGTGGAGAAGATAAGGACAGCATAGATGCTAAAATTCTTGGTCCACAAAAGGATAAATGTAGTCTTATTCCCATATATCTTAAATATAAAGAAGCCTCAAAGGTAACTTCTACTTATGGTGAGAATATTCTTAAACAGTTAGATGAAAATGATAGATTATATACTAACTTTAATCAATGCGGTGCAGATACTTTCAGGTTAAGCTCAGGTGGTAAAGATGGTAATATAAAGTATATAAATCTACAGAATCTACCAGCTGATGCTGAAACAAGAGCTTGCTTTATCTCAGAGAAAGGTAATAAATTCATCTCTATAGATTATAGTGGAGAGGAAAGTGTTCTTATGGCTTCAATAGCTAATGATAAGGCTATGATAAATGAACTTATGTATGGTGAAAAAGATTTACATACACTAACTGCTAAGTTGATTTTTCCTCATATACCTAAGGATATGCCAGCTAAAGAGGTTAAAAAGAAATTCCATGATGAGAGAAGTGAAGCTAAAGGCTATGAATTTCTTCTTAATTATATGGGTAATGCTAATACTATGGTTCAAAACTATGGTATTCCACTATCTAAGGCACAGACTATAGAGAATGCCTATATGAAAGGATTTTCAGGTCTTAAAAGGTATCAGGATGAAGCTAGAAGAGATTGGGTAAGACAAGGATATATACTTATAAATCCAAAGACTGGACATAAGGCATATATTTATGATTATCCATCACTAATGGAGGATAAGAAATGGATGTCTACTTTAGACTGGAATTACTATAGGGAAATGAAACAGGTAGACCCTAGCTGTGATACAGTACAGAGAGTAAGACACTACTTCAAAAGAAAAGCAGATAGTGATAAACAGAGTGGTAATTATAAGATACAAGGCACTGGTGCTATAATATTTAGAGTTGCTACTGTTTATTTCTGGAACTTTATTTTGAAGAATGGATGGTTTGATAAAGTTAAACTATGTATTCCCGTTCATGATGAATGGGATATAGAAGTTCCTGAAGATATAGCAGAGGAAGTAGCAGAGACTCTTCATCAATGCATGGTTAAGGCAGGAGCATTCTTCAGTACTAATTGTAGATTAGATGCTGATATATCAAGAGATGAAAATGGAAATTTACCAACTTACTGGATCCACTAGATAATTAATGTACCCAATTTCCTATAAATTTGGGTATATTAATTATTTTTTGGGTATTTCACTTAAAGTACATGATAATATAGCAGGATAGGATTCTTATACTATAGATAGAATAATCCCATCTTTAGGCTATGTAAAAGGTAATGTTTGGGTTATTTCTAAGAGAGCTAATACTCTAAAAGGAGATGCTTCTATAGAGGAATTAGAACTCTTAGTAAATAACCTGAAAAAGAAACTAAAGAATTAAATATTGGATACATTGATTATGGAAACAGTAAATGATAGTGTAAATCATCCCTCTCATTATACACAAGGTGGAATTGAGTGTATTGATGCTATGGAAAGTGCTTATGGTACAGAAGCAGTTATTATGTTCTGTATGTGTAATGCCTTTAAGTATCAATGGAGATTTAATAAAAAGAATGGTAGAGAGGACATTCTTAAGTGTCAATGGTATCAAAATAAAATGATTGAATTACAGAATAAGTTGAAGAGTAAACAAGAAGTAGATTAATATGGTACCATATAGAATAAAACATAAGGCTACTGGGCTTTACTATAAGCCTGGTAAGCCTAATCTATCTAAGATAGGAAAATCCTATATTACAGGCAAAAATATATTGAATTATAATAGGGGTATAGACTATATTTATATTATAGTTACTAATAGGATTCTAATACATACTTTAGAAGATTTACACTATAATAATACTTGGACACCCTACCAGAGTACATTTAAAATCCCTAAATCTGAATTTGAAATAGAAGAAATAAAATAAATACATAAGATATGAAAAAATATAAAGATATACTAAGAGAGTAGATGAAACAATACACATTAAGAGAATTTGTAAGGATATTAGAATTTAATAATTTCTACTATAGTAGACATAAAGGAGATCATGCTATCTATGTAAATAAAGAAGGTAAGCATATTAGTATCCCTAAAAATCTTAAATGTGTAATTGCTAGGAGGCTTATTAAGGAAAATAATTTAGAGACTAATTTGAAGAAAGGAAAAAGAAAAAATGTATAATAATAATGACTATCCATTAGGAGCTGATAACCCAAATGCCCCTTGGTATGAGGAAGAGAATAAACCAGTTGAAGTAGAAGTCACTGTAAGTCTTACTTTAAGTAAAACAGTTAAAGTTAATATAGTTGATTATGAAAGAATAGTAGAGGAGGATGAAGACAATATTCCCTTTTTAAATATTGATTTATCTAATTGTGACCTTAAAAAAGCTGTAGAGGAGCAAATTATACTTCCACAAGATGCCTACAAAAGCATGCTTCCTGGAACTAAGACACGTAAAGATTTATCAGGTTGGAATGTTGATGACTTTGAAGTTGTAAAAGAAGATTAAATATGAAAAGTAATATTTTATTTGCATTATCTATATTTTTGATAATTGCTGGTTCCTTTTTATTTGGAGTAAGCATTTTCAAATCTGCATACAGTGATTTGGATAAAGAATGTATCCATAAAACAGAAATAATTAAACAATATCAAGAGTATGTAAATAGTTATGAATTATTATTGGATAGTGTGTCTAATAGAGACAAAACATTTATAACTGATATGTCTAGTACTGAGGTTTACTATAATTATATGAGATCAAAAGAGAAAATTGATAGTATTTTATTAAGTGAGTAATTATGTGCTTATTTATTAAGGGTAGCAAGATTCCTAAAATAGCTAAAAATGACATTATAGTATATAAATACTTTAGTAGGTATTGGTTGACAAAAAGTAATTCTTTAGTAAGTCCTATAATAGGATATGATTATGGAGAATTTAATTATAGCAAAGTCATTAAAGCAAAAGGATTAAATTGGGAGGCTATAAAATTTATTCTTAAAGGCAGAGTATATGGAGGATTTATACATTGCTATAAGTACAACACTGGTGGGGATATTAAATGTATAATCCCTAAAGGGACTCTTTATTATGAAGGATCAGATGGAGATTTATGTGCTAGAAAACTTTTTGTATATAAACCAGAAATATAATGGAAGAGTTAGTTATTTTGAACTATAATACATCAGAGGTACACATTTATAACGTGTCTTCTGATGTAAATATAGATGAAGATTATATTAAGAATACTTTAGGATTTAATCCTGATGAATGCTCCTGGATGTTTGGTACTAATATAGAAATTATTAAGCATAGAGGAATTATTAAATAAGTTAAGTAATGGATAATGATTTAATAGAATAATGAGTAAAATTGTAAGACTGGATCAAGTAACTTCATGGAAAAGAGCATTAAATGCAGCTAGAAGAACTATTGGTAAAAAACCTTTAGATAAAGAGCCTTCTAAATCTTGGGAGGCTAAAATGATTCTAGCAGAACACAGTCCAGTAAGACTAGTAGAGTATGATTGGACTTGGAAAGATATTATGCAATGGGTAACTACTCATTTAGTTAGACATCATGAAGGATGTGAAAAATTCGTGCATAGTCAAAGAGAAGATAGGAGAGAACTGCCTGTTCCAAGAAATGAGTTACCTCAAGGAGCATTAAATGATATGGACATGTCAGCCAATGTTCAGGCTATCATTAATATCTCTAGAAAAAGGCTGTGCTCATGTGCTTCTAAAGAAACAAGAGAAGCTTGGAAACAAGTAGTTGAAGCTATTAGAAAAGTGGATCCAGTACTTGCAGATAAATGTGTTCCAGAATGTATCTATAGAGGATTCTGTCCAGAATTTATGAATCCCTGTGGCTATGCAAATACAGAGAAGTATCAGCAGGACTTAAAGAGATATAGAAGTATTGACTATGATGAGAGTGGACATTTAATAGATAATAACTAAAAAAGTGCTAAAACATTTATGTCTAATATAGAAAAGCTTATTTGATATGATTGAACAAATAAATCAGTTAAAGAGAGATTCCATTATTAGTGAAAGTTCTCACTATATAGTAAATAAAGTATCAGGCTCTAGTGCTTGGCTTAAACACTTTGAAAGTGGGGAAGAAGTACAGATTGGAGTTAGTTATCTGAGAAACTACACTCATTCTGCTGACTTGTATAATGAGGAGGTAAAGGTAACTAAAGAAGATAAGAAAGATGGTACCCCTGGTATCAGAACTATCTGGGAGAACATTCATTCCAGTCAAGTATTTACTGTATGCTTTAAGAAACAAGATAAACCAAAAAGTAAAAGGAAACTACAAGAAGAGATTGATGCTATTATAGAGCAGTTCTCTAATAGTATTGATACTGTTAAGAATAGTAAGAAAGGTGTTGCTGATGCAGCTAAGAACCTAGTAACTGAACTTGTGAATAATCCCATTCTTCCTTATGAAGAAGGAGAAGAGAGGGTACTTAGAGGTTATAAAATTCAGTTTGAATCCAGAGATGGAAGATATAACTGTGTAGATATGGATATTGAAAGGACTGATAAAGAAAATGGAATTAGGCCTGTAAATATAAATTCTATTAAATGGCTAATCTTTAATGGAATAAAATACATTGTTGAATAATTTTATAAGAGGGAATAAGTTAATTACTTATTTCCTCTTTATTTTTTTCATATTCTGTTGTATATTACAATTAATTTCTGTATTTTTGCCTAAAATTTAAATTTACATATATGCAAAGTTCTATTAAATGTTTTTATCCTACAAAGGATATGTCAGGAGAAGCTGAAATACTCTCTTCTAAAGGGTACAATATTGACACCATAGGAGTAAGTGTACTACATAGTATTTATGCTGACAGAAGTGATTATCAAAGTACCCCATCTATAGATGATCTTATACAGATAGCAAAGGAAAATAGAGAGAAACTAAATTCATTTAAATATGCTATTCCTTATTATAAAGTGGGGAATAGTATATCTAATAATAGTGATACTATTGTAGAGGTATCAGATAATGTACTAATTTTGCATACTATTCCCAGTAATATAAGTATTAGTGATATTATAAATACCTGGGATATACCAGAATCTTATAAAGGTATTATACAGAACAAGAAAGATCTTTATACTGTAAAATTATGGGAATCATTCCTTAGAGGATCAGAAGATAAAAATCCTTTACTTAGTGCTTTAAAAAAACTTGATGAGTATAAAAAGTTTGTACCAAGTAGTACTAGTGATAAGGGATATATTGAAGTGGAGTCTCTTCCTAATAACCAGTTAGGAAGTACCTATAGAGATAATAAGGGTAATATAAATATAAGGATAAAGAAGAATATTACAGTAAAAGAATTTTTTGATTATATAACTGGTAATATAGAATCTCCTACTTCTAAACAAAAGAAAGAAGTATTTAATCAGATGGAGAAAAATGGTATTACTCTAGAACTAATGAAGGAAAAACTTAATACTCTAGATAAGGTTAAAGAGTTTATTTATTTGCATGAGTTAGATCATGCTAAAAACTATAATGAAGATATTAAAAATTATAATAGAGAGAATTATAGTGATAAAGCAAATATAGATATTGAAACTAGAGCTAATACTAATGCCTGGAATGAAATGTTTAGTAGTACTTCTACTGTAGATAACAATGATAACAAAGAAAAAAATGAATCTAATAATGAACTCCCAGAAATAGGAAACCCTTTATATAATCCAGAAGCTCTTAATATAGACAGAGAAAGTCCTAGAGCTATTCTTTCTAGAGAAATGTCATATTCAGAGATACTAGATAGGGAGAATATGATTGCTAGAGATTTCTCTACAATAATAGATGAAGAAATTGAAGATTTAAAGGATGAATTAGAAGAGGAAATCAATAATGAGACTGACCCATTTAATAAATTAAAGTTATCTGAAAGATTAAATACTATTAATGATCCTACTAAAGGAAGAAAAGAAGTAATTAATCAATTAGGTATAGATTATATTATTGATAAAATAAAAGAAAGATACCAAGAATGGATTGATTTAAGTGATGAAGATATAGAGTATTCAGTTAAGGGGGCTTCTGCATCCTATATTAGAGAAGCATATACTAGGATATTAAATAATTTTGATATATTTTTTGATGAGGCTGCTACTATTATTGAAGGAAATGAAAAACTTAGAATAGTCAGGGATTATAATAAAGCTAATGAGTCTGACAGTGAAAATAACCAAGATGAGTTAGATGGAGATGAAGAAGGTAGTAGGGTGCATGGTAATGAGGGCTATACCTTTAAAATAAGATTTGTAGATCCTCATGATTCAGCAAGAGCAGAGACTAGAAAAGCATTAAGTGATATTATAAAGGTGGATCAGGATGGAAACCCACTACTAAATGATCTTGGAAATACAGTATACCTTAGGGAAGACTTTGTTCATTCTACTTTATTATCTATACTTAGCCCAAGACTAATATATCCTGATGATTTTAGTGTTAAGGATTCAGAAGGAAATTATCATTTTCCTGTACTAGAAGAAATGATACCAAGTTATCCATGGATAACCCAAGTTATCAATAAACTAGCTTATGATCCAACCCTTATAAGTATATTCTATAATGATTTTAGGAAAGAGTTTATTTCTTATTGGATGCAGAGGGGTAATAATATATTCCCTATAAATTCTCCTGTAGCCTATGACAGCACCATTAAAAATATATCATCAAACTATGAACAAGGCAATATACAGGATGAAGATTCTGTATTTGATATTAATCTTAAGATTAATAATAAGAATATAGATAAAGGTATTGCTCTTGTAGATAGTATAATTCATAGTCTACAGAAAGTTGATGAGGATGAAATGGAGGAAGTAGCTTCTAGAGTATCTAAGGTATTAACTATGCTAGGATTTAGTCCCCATAATATTGATACTAAATCATTAGCTAATATGGATAGTATACCTAATATAAGAATTATCCTAGAGAATGCTAAAGAGGCATTTAATCTAACAAGAGAAATGCCAGAAAATGCTCATTATATTGATACTATTAAGAGTAATATATATAATATAGCAAGGTTAATTGGTAAAGTATCAGAGCTAGATGCACAGACTACTTTCAGACAAAAGGATAAATCTTATCCCTCTTATGCTGCCCCTAATTATATAGAAAAGACATTTAAATCACTACTGAGTGATTCTAAAAGAGAAGCATTTATAGAAAGAGAATATGCTAAGTATGACTGGTTTAAGCATAATGGTGAGTGGAGTAATGAAATGCTTAACTTACTGGAAAATAATCAGAATATTAGAGATATGTTTGCTATAAAAAATGTATTCCTTATAGATGATGTAGAATATAGTGATTGGGATTCTCCCATGATAACAAGAGCTTTTCTAGA